CACATACAGTGGGGAGCGGCACTTGATCTCGACAAGCCAGTCATCACCGCCGACGATCCGATTGTACTGGGGTTTGATGGCTCCATGGGACGAACGAAAGGAAAAGCTGACGCGACGGCACTCGTCGGTGTTCGTGTGGCTGATGGGTATGCCTTCGAAGTGCGTGTATGGGAACAGCCACTTGGACCATCTGGAAAGGATTGGCTTCCTTCCCCTATCGAAGTCGACAGAGAAGTACGTGCGTGTTTTGAAAGGTTTAAAGTTGTTGGATTCTATGCTGACCCCTCGGGCTGGACAGAACACGTTGCTCGCTGGGAATCGGCTTTTAGAAAGAGACTGCGTGTCAAGGCCACGCGTGAGCATCCCATTTCTTTTTGGCCTCAGCGACGAAATTTCAAGGTCGTCGATGCGGTTGAAAGGACCAGGATCGCTGTTTGTGCCGGTGAGCTCACGCACGACGGCTCGCCGAACCTGACGCGTCACGTATTGAACGCACGCAAGCGAGAAACGACCTCGGGAATTTTGATCTACAAATCCTTCCCGAAATCGCCAAACAAGATCGACGCCGCCTATGCCTTGGTCATGGCATGGAGAGCACGCACCGACGCAATCGCTGCCGGTGTGGGTAGAAGCAAGACTCGTGGAAGGGTTGTAGTCGGATGATTGTTCTCGGTGTTATCCTGCTGGTTCTCGGAATTCTGTTCGGCATTAGCATCCTGTATTACGTCGGTGCTCTCCTCCTGATCCTCGGCGTTGTTTTCTGGATCCTTGGTGCCAGTGGTCACGCCGTTGGCGGAAGGTCGCGGTGGTACTAAGATGAGCTACCCCATCATGTTGCCGTCTTTGAGTTTTAAGACGCATGACCTGATTACTGAGTTGCAAAACCAGTTAGCCAGGTATCAGGTCATCAACCAGATTCTCAAGTCATTCTACGAAGCATCGCACATGCCGGCGAATCGTGGGTTCTCGGTGCCGCCAGTGATGAAGGACATTGTCACTGTCATGGGCTGGCCCGGCACGATTGTGGACGTCATCGACGAGCGCCTCGAATGGCAAGGTTGGATGAACGCTGACGGCTCGGTCTCTTCGGACAATGCCAACAAACCAATGTCGTGGCACGACGAGGTTTACCTGGAGAACCAACTTGGGGTAGAATCATCGCTCGTGCATCTTGACTCACTCGTCTACGGATGTGGCTTCGTTTGTGTGGGAACTCGGTCCCCCGACGATAAGAACAAAACGCCACTAATCACCATTGAATCCACGATGTGGACTACCGGGATTTACAACGTACAGAAACGGTGCTTCGATGCTGTCATCGCAGGCCGCTGTAACAACGAGGGTAACCTCGTCGCTGCGACACTCTATGAACCCAACCGGACTACTCAATTGTCCCGTAGTGGCGTGTATGGTAACACGTGGTTCATCAGCGACTGGGATGATCACAACTTGGGTCGTGTCCCCGTCGTGCCCTTCATTAATCGTCCTACGGCTTCGCGCCGCGAGGGACGTTCGGAAATTACTCGTGCGATTCGGTGCTATACAGACATAGCAATCCGCACGATAATGGGAATGGAGACGAACCGTGAGTTCTTTAACAGCCCTCAACGTTACCTTCTCGGTGGGAATGAAGAAGCCTTCACAGATCAAGCGGGAAACCCAATCAGCCCCTGGCAGGCTGTTATGGGAAGGGTATGGGCGCTTGAGCGAGACGAGAACGACGAGCTACCCACTGTGGGTCAGTTTAACCCATCTGCTGCCCGTCCGTATCTGGATCAGGTTCAAGGTCTCTCTCAACTCGTCGCAGCAGAAGCGGGTATTCCTACTACATACCTCGGGTTCTTCTCAGAGAATCCCTCGAGCGCCGATGCCATCCGAGCCTTGGAGTCTCGACTCATTAAACGGACTGAACGTCGGCAAACCAGCTTCGGACGAAGTTGGAATGAAGTGGGAGAGCTCGCCGCTCTGATCGGCAAGCAACCTGACATGAGAGTCGAAAGCCAATGGCGAAACGCAGCAACTCCGACCCAACAGGCAGACGCAGACTCCGCAATGAAATTGGTGTCTACAAATATCTTGCTTCCCGACTCCGAGGTCACGTACAAGCGGATCAACCTCACACCGATCGAGAAGAAGATTCTCGCGAAGGAAAAGAAGAAGGCAGAAGCAAAGGCGATGCTTGAAGGGATCATGAATGGACCACAACCAGTACCGGGCACTCCTGCAAAGGCTGGAGGAGGTGATGGAGCAGGGCTTACTGGCAGCAATGGACGCGTACCCGCTCAGGCGGGATCTGGTGGAGGTGTTGCCGGAAATCGTTGAGGCGGCGTCATTTCCTGCCGCAGTTGCAGCGCAACAGTATTACGACGCGCTCATCCCCGAGTCCGACTTCGAGTCTGATGTGTACGAAGTTCCCAACCTAGCCAAACGACTCACCGGCACAGCCTGGTGGGCGACAGGTCAAGACGCGGGACTCACGCTGATGACTCAAGCCGGTGTCAAAGCAATTCACGATACGGCGCGCGAGACGTTGATCCAGAATGTCAAGCGTGAGAACGGGAAGTGGTTTCGAGAACCGAAGGAGGAAACGTGCCCCTGGTGCCGTCTGCTGACGGTAAAGCCGAAGATCTATAAGTCTGATCACCTCGAGTGTGCATCGCATTATGGGTGCACATGCGACGTCGCCGTCTTGCGTCCTGGGATGACACGAGAACGCCCGAAACATCATCGTGTGTGGGAACGTGAATACAATCGCGCACGGACGATGTCAGCGTCCGGTACGGTTGACGACGTGGTCAACGCCTGGAGCCAGTTGCTAAAGCAAGTTGACAATACCGGGCTAGCAAGTGCATAATGACATTGTGACAACGCGCGCTTACGGAATTTCGCGTTTCGTGTGCGCCCTTTCGCCGTAACGCGTACGTCACAACGAAGACCCGGTGTCCGGGAGAAGATATGTATGTGTGTGCATATCCGGCACCGGGTCTTCACCTAGTAAGGGAGTTGAAGTATGACCAATCCTCGTAACCCCAACTATCCGCACGATCCCGACGCTCCTCGCACTGCAGGTCCATTCACCGAACGTGAGGTGCACGACGAGAAGGCTCGCAAGGCGGCAGGAGTCGCAACGATCATTGCAGCTGTCGCAGGATTGATCGGAGTCGTCGCACTCATCCTCGCGATCGTCCACACGTCGCAGGACTTCGCGCCGTCGAACTGTGATCCGGCGACGGATTACGTCTGCAAGCCTGAACTCAAAACGGAGACGAGTACGACGCAAGTTCCGACGACAACGCTGTCGCCGACAGAAGTCCCCGTTCCCACAGTCACCGACTCCGAGACGGTAACGACGACGGTGGTGCCATGACCTCTACTTCGATCCTCACGTTCAACGTGACTGGGGACTGGAGTAGTCAGGACGGACCGCGACCGGGCGATGCTTCAACGGATATCGTTCGCGGCATCGTTTACGGTCATGTCAAGTTCATCCCACGACTTCCTCCAGGTTTCGTCGCATATGTCGACCAGTTCGATTTGTCGGTAGCGGGTGATGGGACGGTGAAACGTCCTACAGCTGTAGCTGTTACCCCAGTCGGCGCACACATCCATGGCGGGCGTTTGTGCTCTGAGGTCACTGGCTTCCCGCCGGTGGTCGAATTGATCTCAAATGACCCTCGACTCGCCCTCGCCTCCAATCCTCTCGTGATGGATGGCGATCTCATTTACGACGTGAAGTTCTACGACACGTCCTACAGCGGTGTGGTGTATGAAATCGAGAATTTCGCATTCCATGCTCCAGTCGACGCAACAGCCGTAGTGTTGACCTCACCCACACTGCAACGATTGAAGTACAACGGCGCCTGAAGTTTACGCGAACGTCCCGCGGTAAAAGGACGGCCACTAACAAGGAGATATAATGTCTGAAGGTCCAGAAGGTCAGGGTGCTGAAAACGCTGGTGGAGATACCGGCAATCAGCAGTCTCAGTTTCAACCCATGACGATCAGGTCGCAGGAAGAACTTGATCGGATGTTTTCGCAACGCGCAGCGCAAGCGGCACGTGCGGAGGCAAGCAAGTATTCCGACTATGACAAGCTCAAGGAGAAGGCCTCCAAGTGGGACTCCCACGAGACCGAAACCATGGACGAAGTCACTCGGGAGCGAACGGCCCGTGAACAGGCGGAACAAGAGCGGGATGCTCTCCGTCAGGAAAAGGAACGTTCGAAGTTGATTGGCGACATTGCGAAGGAAAAGTCTGAGGGTCTACCAATCGCCCTCGATCCTGACCTTCTGGTCGGCAACACTCGGGAAGAAATTGAAGCGTCAGCCGAACGCCTGAAGGCATATCTGGGTCAGGCAACTGGCCCACGTCCACCCGCATATAATCCAGCCCAAGGTAGCAATACCGGAGCACCTGAACCGCAAGGCGATTGGCTCCGTAACGCTATGACAGGGCGTACTCCATAGAAAGGTCACTGATATGACCGGTTACACTCATGTGCAGGACCGTGCTGCTTTTGGCACGGCGAGTGATATCTTCCTGCCTGATCAGGTGGTCAACGAGGTGCTGCAGTCGGCACCGCAGTCGTCGACCGTCATGGCGCGCGCGAAGAACATTCGCATGTCCTCGAAGAGCATGAAGCAGCCAGTACTCGCTTCGCTGCCCGACGCCTACTGGGTCAACGGGGAACCGACAGATCCAGCTGTGACAGGTGCTGCTCAAGGCCTGAAGCAGACTACGAAGATGACGTGGTCGAAAGTCACGATGACGGCTGAGGAATTGGCCACCATCGTGCCGATCCCCGACGCGCTCATCGACGACTCCAACATCCCATTGTGGGCATCGGTCCGACCGCTGCTCGTCGAAGCAATCGGGCGCAAGATCGACGAGGCGATCCTCTTCGGTGTGGACAAGCCTGCCTCGTGGCCGGCTGCTCTCGTTCCCGGTGCTATCGCCGCGGGCAACACCGTCGCGGCTGGAACCGGCGAAGATCTTGGCGTTGACGTCGCCAACCTCGGTGAAAAGATGGCGAAGAAGGGACTCGCGATCAACGGGTTCATTTCTCGTCCCGGCTTGCAGTGGTCGTTGATCGGCCTCCGCAACGCAGGCGGTAACCCGATCTACACGCCGCCCCTCAGCACCGATCTGTCGAAGGCGCCGGCATCCGGCTTCTACGGCTATCCGCTCAACGAAATCACCACCGGTGTGTGGGATGACGCTGCTGCGGAAATGGTCACGGCCGACTGGAGTCGTGTCGTTGTCGGTGTCCGTCAGGATATCACGTTCCAGATGTTCTCCGAAGGCGTCATCTCGGATGAAGCGGGCAAGATCGTGATCAACCTGATGCAGCAGGATACGAAGGCTCTTCGCGTTGTGATGCGCGTCGGGTACTCCGTTGCAATGCCGGCCAATCGCCTCGAGCCTGACCGGACCAAGTTGTTCCCGGCTGGTGTGATCACGCCGGACCTTACCCCGTAGGAGGAATCATGTCGAAAGTCTGGGTCAATGCTATCGGTGAGGAGCTGAAGGTTCATAACACGGACCCCGCTGCTCTTCAAGCTCTTCGTTCGTGCGGCTTCGTGCCCGCAGATGAAGAGGAATACGAAGCGCCTATAGCCAGGCGGACTCGAACAACAGTACTCGAGCCTGAGGAAGACCTTGACGACGAACCAGTCGATGAGCGACCGGTGCGACGGAAGCGTCCACCACGGAAGAAGGTCGGATGACAGATCCTGAACCGACTCCACCGCCGGCGCCATTCAACCCGGTTGATTTCAAGAACAGGGTACCGGCCTGGAATCAGGAGAACATTCAACAGGATATTGACGACGTATGGGCAATGGTTCTCGAGATTGCACCGTGTATAGCCGACGAGGAATTCGATAAGATGCCGGTGGTCATAGCGATCGTCCGGCCGATCATCGAACGCCGCGCAGGTGTGCATAAGCAGGATGTCGCAGGACCATTCCAGGTCACTTGGGAAACAGGTGGCGTGCCACAAGGTGGTGGAGTGTTCTACCCATCAGAGATCAACGCGCTGCAAAAGCTGTGCGGCAAGCGTACTCGAGGAGCAGCATTCGAGATTGATACGCTACCCGTAGATGCAAAGACCTTCAACCCACTCGAGGGTGTGGTGGTCAACGGCGATACATATACTCTGAATGGTCCTCCTGGTGAGTGGTCAGATCAGGCCATTGAGATGCCGGGGTGGGAGCATGAGGTTCATTGAGCAGTTTGTACTCCTGCACCCACTAAAGGATCCAGCACCTCAGGATGCGCACGGGAATGAGATAGACGATTGGGATGACCCTGATCCTAACGGGGTCGGTGTCTACGGTTGGGGAGCACCTGACTCCAACGAACCCTTTCTTCAGACAGCACAAGAGCGAGTCGCAGAGACGGTGAGCTTGTATGTGTATCCTGATTTCCCGGGCAAGACCAAGGATTTAGTCCAACTAGGGATTGATACGACGCTACCCAAGTATCGAATCATGGACGGTGAACCGGCTCAATACCTTCATGGTCCGTTTGGATTCGCTCCTGGAACCGTCGTGCATCTCGTTATGACGGAGGGCTAAATGGTCGAAATCACGAAGCAGATCTGGAACATGAAGCAGTTTAATGTCATACGCAAGCAGGAAGGAATGCATCGGATCATTAAGCGTCATTGTCGCGCACAAGCAGCAGAAGCGAGCAGTGACTTTTACGCCACAGCAGGTGCAGGATTGAATGAAGCTCAATCTCGTGCGAACCGTGAACCCTATGACTGGGCAATTCGCGAATTCCACGACCGCATTGTCGGTCAAGTGAGAACGTCGACTAATCCCGCGAGACGTCACGAGAAGAGAACTTCATCTTTGCTGCGTGTTGTGGCGAGAAATGCAGGTGGATTTTGAGCGAGCCAAGCTATACCCAACAGTTCGTTGAGTTCCCACCTGCAGAGACAATGGTGCGTGAGTACCTCATTCATCGGATCAGTATGGACCAGGATATTGACCCCGATCTGTGGTCGGTGCACACACGCATCCCAAGAAAGAGACCATCGTCATTCATACGCTTCTACATCGACGGGGGACCACTCGTAAACCCGGTGGTGTGGGCGTGTCAGATAATCACGATGGTTCATCAATATGGGCTGGTTCCAGTTTCGGCTGGTATCGGCCCAACCGCAGAAGGAATCGCATTCAAGGTCATGAGCTGGATGACGAATGCGGCTGGTCGTTCGGGAGTGCCAGGTCCCCATATGAATACCAGTGGGCAAGTGATGTTAGCAAGACACATATCCGGTCCAGAAAATGTCGGAGATACCGATGTTCCGGACGCAGCGGTGTACCGGATTGCATCCCAATGGTTCATATATCCATCCTCAATTAAGGAGTACTGACATGGCCTCTCCCAAGCAGCCGCAAGAAGGCAGCGTGGAAACAACGCGCGGCGCACAGCCTCAGCAAGGTGGTGTGGATCCACAGGTGGCATCAGGTGGCAACGTAGGTTCCGTGCAACCGCTGGCGGCACTAACGTCAGCTGGTGATGTGAAGGAAATCTTCGCCGGTTCGCCCATTGGCATCAACGTCTACGGTGGTATCTTTTGGCTGCCGCTGAGTGCAACGTTGCCGACGGATGCGACATCTGCTCTACCGGCAGAAGCTCTCCCGCTCGGGTTCGTATCTGAAGACGGCGTCACTGTGACGACTGATCGCGCCGGCGATCCGATCATTGCATGGGGCGGCGACAAGATCGCGTATCTGCAGAAGTCGTTCGGGATCAGCTGGAAGTTCAAGTTGTACCAGCTTCTCAACGCAACTGCTGCGGCTGTGGCATACGGTGATGCAAACGTCGTCGCCGCGCCAGGTTCGCCGACTGCTGGTGCATCGCTGTCGATCAAGCAGAACTCTGCAATGCTCGATCTTGGTGCGTTCGTCATCGACTCGTACTACGCTGAGAAGAAGGTGCGCGAAGTCGCGCCGTACGCTCGGCCCACACAGATCGGTGATCTGGTGCTGGTTCACACAGCACTCTCCGCGCTCGACTTGACCATCGAGTTGTTCCCCGACGATACGGGCAACGTCGCATACCGGTACACGGACGACGGGGTCAAGGTCGGACCATAGAAGGTACTCCGGGTCGGGTTCGTATCACCTGGCTATGCGGACCCGACTCGGCTTCTAGCCAGGAAGCCAGGAAGAAAGTGAGAGAAGAATGGCGACAACCAGAAATGGTCGCGCACCCACAAAGGCAGTAGCAACGAAGGCGGCAGCATCACGACGCCGTTCTACGCCTGCTGCGAAACGGGTATCTGATATCCCTGGAGATATCGACTTCGATTGGCATACCGTCTATCCAGCGAAGGTCAAGCTGTATCGGTTTGTGAGCAACGACAATCGCCTTGTGTGCTTGCCGCGGTTCGAGCAACCGGGCGAAGGCGAGATCTTCGGATTGATGCTGCTGGAGAAGTCGGACCAGGAGATGCTCGTGGGGTTGATGCGCGACTTGATCAACCAACACGCGAAGAGCCCTGAGTATGGTCTGCGCGTGACGTACGAGGCACTACGTACGATGCATGCCGAAGGCACCGTCTCCGATTTCTTGGAAGGGTGGGCTAAGGACGCAGGTATCGAAGTGGAAAAATCTGTGCCGTTATCCACTTAGCGCGTAAGCATGAATACGCTCTGCGTTGGGATCTCCTGTCGATGGGGCTGAGGTTAGAAACTGCTAGTCTTGCTTGGCATGATTGGTGGGCTCTACTCTCAGCCTCACCGCCGGGGACCGCAATGTATCGTGCTCAAACAGAAGAGTTCGGTATGACAGAACATCTTCTTGCTACGATGCTAGATCGCTTGAATACATTGTGCTGGTACCCGACTAAGGACGCACACGCAGACCCTCCGCGTAATCGCCCTGAACGTGTACCTCGCCCCGGTGTGGAGAAGCGGCCAGATGTGCCATACAATGGCATGGGGCTACCTGCGAATGTCGTTTCCATAGAAGAATTCATACGCCGACAGGCAGAAGAGCGGGAACGCAATGGCTGAACTCGCACAGGAATGGATCTCGATCCTACCTGATGCCTCGAAGCTAGCAGCGGGCATTAACGCGGCGATTAGTAAGGCGAAAGTCAAGCCGCTTACTATTCCTGTTAAATTCGAGTCAAAGCAAATCAACGAGGCGATCAAGAAAGTAAAGCCTCAAGCAATCAAACTCCCCGTACAACTGGACAAGAGTAGCCTGAACAAGGCAATCAGTGAGGCATCAAAGTCAAAACTGAGGCCCATCAAACTGCCCGTTCAGATCAACAAGTCTGAGGTTGATCGAGCAGCGGCGGAAGTCTCAAAGACAAAACTGAAGCCAGTTACGCTGCCTGTTAAGGTCGATCCTGCTGCGGCAACCGCAAGCACACAAACCTTGGCACAAAAGCTTCAACCACTTTTGCAGCAGAGTGGGCAGAAGTCTGGACAAATGTATGGCCAGAGTATCGCCACTGGTATAACGTCAGCTACTCCTGCTGTTCAAGCTGCTGCATCATCGGCTGGTGCAAAAGCTGCTTCTAGTGCTGCTGCTGGTGTGTCATCTGGCGGCGCCAAAACACAGTCAATGTTCAGTCGGATATTCAATATCTCTGGTCATGTAGCAGGTCTACAATCCAGTCTCGCTGGTGCTACTTCCGGCTGGAACAACATGTCTGCAGCGGCCGATAAGACACACGGTCGCATGATGGGCGCTATCGCACAGATGATGCGATACTCTCTGATCTTTACTGCTGGCGGTGCCATCTTTGGTGGACTCGCATATGGCATTCAAACTGGTCTGCAATTCGAGGATACGATGCACATCCTCGGTGCTACGACTAAAGCCAGTACTGAAGAACTTGCGAACATGCAACAAGTGGCACGTGATCTTGGCCGTGACATGACGTTGCCGGCGACGTCCGCGAATGACGCTGCATCAGCAATGCTCGCGATGACGCAGGCAGGGTTCGATATGAACCAAGCCATGACTGCTGCACGCGGCACACTGCAGTTGTCGACTGCTACGAATATCGAAGCGTCCGAAGCTGGTCGAATCGTAGCTACCACACTCAATGCCTTCAATCGTCCTGCCGAAGATGCTGGCCGTGCGGTTGATTTGATGACCAACATCTTCCTCAAGTCTGGTGCGCCGATTCACGATATTGGCTTTGCACTGCAACAGGCTGCTACTGTGGGCAGCATGTTCGGTGTGTCCATGGAAGATACTGCTGCAACTCTTGCGCTGTTGGCGAAGAGCGGTGTTCGTGGTTCTGACGCCGGCACACTGATGAAGACGATGCTCGCTGGTCTAACTGATCAGGGCAAGCCTGCACAAGAAGCAATTGCAACACTGGGTCTTCAGATCAACAATGCCAATGGCGAGTTCGTGGGTATGCAATCGCTCATGGAACAGTTGAAGGGCGCACGCGACCGCATGACTGAAGCGGATTACAACGGCGCTGCTGCCACACTGTTCGGCACGGATGCTATTCGTATTGCTGCTGTTGCTGCGACTGGCACTAAAGAAGCCTGGGCACAGATGCGTGGCGAGGTCGAAGAAACTGGTGCTGCGCAGCGTGTCGCTGAAGCACGTATGACTGGACTACCTGGTGCGATTGAGAAAGTTAAGAACTCATTCGAAGGTTTAGTGCTGGTCATATACGACATTGTGAAAGGCCCGCTGACCACATTCGCAACTGGCTTGGCTGACGCTCTGTCCAACTTTACTGAGTGGATTACTGGCAGTAGCACTAGCCTCAAGGTCTGGGGCGGTATCCTCGAATACATCGCCATCACAGTTGGCCTATGCGCCGCTGCGTTTGGTGTGTGGAAGATAGCGACGTTGGCACAGGCTGCAGCGATGTGGATATTGGATGCTGCGTTGAACGCGAACCCAATCTCGCTTATCATCATCGCCATTGCTGCAATCATCGCTGCACTGGTCTTGCTGTATCAGCACAATGAAGGATTCCGCAACTTCATCAATGGTCTATGGGAAACGATCAAGGTCGTATTCGCTAAAATCATGGAAGGTGTTGCCTGGCTGGTTGAGAAGTGGAAAGCTGCTTGGCCTACGATCAAGATAGTACTTCAGGCTGCCTGGGAAGGCATCAAGATGTACTTCGATCTGATCGGCGAAGTAGTGATGTGGCTGTGGAATAACATCATCGTGCCTGCGTTCCACGGTATCTCGAATGCCATTGAAACTGCGTGGCATATCATGGAGATTCCGTTCCAGCTATTTGAAGCAGCGATGCGTATTCTTGGTCCTATTGCGATGGCGCTCTGGGATCAGTATATCAAGCCGGCTTGGGAATTCATTAAGATCGCGATCCAAGTCGCATGGGATTACATGTCGCCGTTCTTCGATAAGATGGGTCAGGCGTTTAATACCATCGGCGAGATTGCCAAAACTATCGGTGGTGCGATCAAGGATGCTTGGTCGGGTGTGTGGGATGTGTTGAAGATTCCACTGCACGGTCTTGGTGGATTCCTCGTTGGTATCCCAGACACAGTGCTTGGTGTCAAGATCGACTTCATTGGCGACGTACACGATTGGGGTCGTACGCTCCAAGGATTGCGCACCGGCGGTATACTGCGGGGTCCTGGTACTGGCACGTCAGATTCGATCCTGGCGACCAACCAGAGGGGTGTACCGACGGCGCGTGTGTCGAACGGCGAAGGTGTTGTGCCAGCTGCTCCACTGAAGACACCAGAAGGTATGGCGTTGTTCAATACGCTGCTTCGTATGGATCGTGGTGGACGTATGCCGACGGGCGCGATCATTTGGCCGCCTGAACCAATCGGACCGAAGGATAAGCGATTCCCAGGCGGTGTGCCAGATCTCAAGGGTAAGCGACCTGGGCAACATCTACCTGATTGGGGTCCGGGTACAGTGTTCGGTGAGCCAGCGTGGGACTGGTGGTTGAAGCCGATCAATCCTGATGATATCTTGTTCCCAGAACTTCAGCCACCTTGGATGCAAGACTGGCTCAAGAAGCATCGGCCTCCTGGTTGGGGCGGCAAGCGTATTGAGGGATACAGCCTTGGCGGCATGTTCAAGAATCTTCCTGGCTTTGCAGGTGGTGGCATAACGCGTGATGTGCTGGATCAAGAAGCAGAGGCACATGGTGTCACGCTTGGATCGGGTGATCGTAATGAGCCTGGGTCACATCACAATACTCCGGGTGGTGCGCGTGATTACAATGCTCCTGGTAATGATCCGGACACATTGCAAGCATGGGCAGAATACTTGGTTGCAAACTACGGAGCCAGCATTGATCAGTTGATCTGGAGCAATCCTGAGACTGGTGAAAAGATCGGTATCGCGAATGGTCAGATGGTTGGACCTGGTACGAGTCAGCCTCAGTATTATCAGAATGATTGGGATGACCACACTGATCACGTCCATGTCGGCTTTGATCCTAGCCTCACAGGTAGCGGTGGCGCTGGAGGATACGGGACGGGTGTTACGCTGGGTGAACTGACAGCATCGTCGTCGCAGCAAGATGTGGCATCAGCGATCATCGGCGAAGCACGCAATCAGGGCTACAGCGATGAAGAGGCGAAGGCGATTCTGGCAACAGCGTTGCAGGAGTCGGGTCTGAATCCGAAGGCATCTGGTGGCGGTGGTGCATGGAAGGGCATCTTCCAGCAAGACACATCGTATCCTGGTCGTGAGGATCCGAACAAGAATATCTCTGGGTTCTTCGATCGCCTTGGTGGGCCAGGTGGCGATATCTGGAAGAAGATCTTCACACTGCAGCAAGGTCAGTCGCCAGAT